ATATATATTTATATATAATATATATTCCTTGATAAAATATAAATAAAAATATAAAATTATTTTTATATTAAATATATATTGTGTTTCTTTATTCTCTTTTGCTTCTTTTCTCTTTTTCTTTGCGTATACGGTATGTATACGGTATGGATACACTATGTATACAGTATGGATACAGAATGTATACATTTGTCAAAAGTCAGTATTTACGCGGCTTGTAGCTGTTTTGGCATCCTTGTTTTTCGCCGTCTTGTTAACCACTTGGCAACCATCTGGCAACCAAACGGCAACCAAAGAAAACCCCAGCTTTTCAGCCGGGGCTAAATGTTTGAGCCTATAAAACAAAATCAATCTTGTAGCTTTTCACGCCGTTTTCTACTGTTTCCAAGCTTTTCCACATTTCCGGTATTTCTTCTGGATCGTTCAATCCTGCTATGCATTCCTGCTCATAGTCTTTGTATCCTGCTTCTGTGTTATCGTATACGGAAACTCCATCTTTTATATGTCTTTCTATGTCACGTTCTGTCATGTTTGTACCAGTTGCAAGAATTTTTCTAATCTCCTCTGTTTTCATCTCAACCACCCTACAGCCTTAGCCGCCCTTTCGTTTTTGTTTGGTCTTATAATACCGCTTGTTTGTCACTTTGTCAAGTGATATTCCAAAAAATATTAAAGCTTTTCTTTCTGCTCCTTTTCTTCGTCTGTCTCTTCATATATAAGTAGATCTTTGGGCTGCATGTCTAAGATCATGCACAAGCTATTGATTGCCTTTAGCGATATGTTTGTATCTTCCTTCTTGATCTTCTTTAGCGTGTCTTGGCTTAGTATTCCGCTTGTTTTTGCCTTGTAAGAAGTGAACCCGGCACGATCCAGCGCATCGCCTACATTAAATTTATATTTGAGCATCTTATACCCTCCTTCCGTGATTATTTGCTTGTTTTCTATATTATAATATGGTGGCGAAAAAGTCAAGAAAAAATATAACTAAAAAAAGTTATAAAAACGCTTGACTATCACTTTTGAAAGTGATATAGTAAAACCAAGTTAAGAAACCAAGCACCAAACGAAAGGAAGAAAAGCAAATGAAAACTTATAAAATTTTTGTAAATGGTATGTATGTAGGAACAGAGGTCTTCACGAGATCAGAAGTAACAGCGATCGAATCCGATCAGGATATAAAGCTGATTGAGAAATAGAAAGGAGTAGGAAAGATGCCAAAATATTATGTATCATATAACGATTATTTCGGTTATTGCGTTGTCGAAGAAATCAACGGTACTGGCAAGATCGTTTTTACTGGATCAATCGAAAGATGCAATCAGAAGTGCATCGAGCTAAACGCCGAAGCGATTAACATGATTTAGCCGAAACGCTCCGATCTTGGAGCGTCAGCCGTGGGACGGTCTCCCGGCTCTGATGATGGCAGACTAAAAAAGAAAAAAGGCGGCACGCCTACCAAGCACAGCCGCCACCAATCAAAAAAAGAAAGGTGACTGTATTATACCACAGTCAAAAGGGAAAAGAAAATGAAAAAATTATCACACAAAGAAATTTGCAGAATGGGCGAAATGATGGACGGCATCAAATTAGAGTGTAATATTTACACATTCGAAAATGCAGAGCACTATATTTCACGGTTGGAGCAGTTCAACGAAAAAAGCGGGGTATGCTGCCACAAAGTAAATGAGATTATAGTGGAAATCAAAAAGGCGTTTCCTGACGCTAAGGGCTGCCAGGTTGATTCTAAATACTACGCCGCTGGGATTTATGGATGTATCGGCAGACTTTCAAAAGTCACTATATTGGACAAAGAATGGAATAGCACCGGAAACAGCTTTTATATTTATTTTTGAGATGAATAGGAGGCAAGCGCAGACAGTACGGCTCCGGGGTTCGATTCCCCGGCTTGCCCTACCCGGATAACCGGTAAATTTTGAAAATATGGAGGTATGGAAAATGGAAAGAACTTTTATATTGCATTTAAAAAGTGAAAACAAAATAATTACAGAAGCTGACGCGTTCCACGAAGCAGAAAAGCAGGAAAAATTTGGGATTTCTCCGTGCTATGCATGGCGCGATAATAAAACAGGTGAACAGATCACGCCGCCGGGGTGGCTTGTATGGTCAACGTATGCGGATGGCGTGGGGGTTGTTTATCGCAGGAATGATGGAAAAATGATACTTGTTACCGGGCGGCAAGGTGATTTTTGCTATTGTTAACATAGCCGCCGCAGAGGATGCACGCCGGATCGCTACCGATGGCGGTTGTTTTCGCTCTTTTTGGGCGTATTATATTAAAATAAAGGGGGTTTTATTGTGAAATGCGATAAATTGCTACAGGAAGCAAACAAACAATATAGGGATATTATAGCATCCCTGGATGCTTTTAAACGCGGAGAAATAAGCGGATGCAAAGCAAACGCGGATATCATGCGCGCATTTGATCGCGTTGACGAATCAATAAAAGAATACGAAAAGCAATAGCCGGGATTTTCTCGGCTTCTTTTCGCACCTTGACAATTCCAAAAAATAGGCATATTATAGCCCTAATTATATCTATAGTGTGTTTATATGCCTTTCATTGCTTGTGAGGCTCTGATGACGTTCTGCGCGTTCACAGGCGCAAATATTCGCTTGCAATAGATTTTATTTGTACGCCTTGAAATTCTGCAACTGCGACTGGACAGATCAGCAAGACAGACGCGCCCGGATTTCATTTGCCGGATCATAATGGAAGATCAGGACACCAAACCGGTGCAGCGGTATATTTGGAATTTGTGTAATATGCCGGCGATCCGTGAAAGGATCAGCGCGCACCCGGACGGGTCCAGTATCAGCTGCGAACCAAAAACGGTATAAATCATTTTCAATTTTCCAACCCAAATTTCACGAAAATTTTGTAAAATTCGTCAAAAACGCCGTTTTGGTTTTTGAGCCTGCAAAATGGTACCGGGGGGGGTTCAAATTCTCCCCGATTTGAATTTTTTTCGCGAAAAATTTTTTTGAAAGCAGATCTTTTTAGCGCTTTTCTCAAGTTTTTCAAAAACCAGTTTCCTAACTTACATAAATCCAATTAGTACGCAACTTTTCTCGGGAAAATCTTCATCAGATCATCAGCCATGTACACGATATCTCGCCCATACAGAGAAAGAAAATCCGCAACTATCTCTTCTGTACGTATATCCATGTAACAACCATTCTCGAAGCTGTAAACGTGCGTCAACTCATGGCATAGTACCTTGTCTGTCATTCGATCTGACAGGTTATCCGCAATCGTTACCGTTTTGGTTGTATTGTCGGTAACGCCGAGAGTGTATACGCCGTCTGACCTGCGCAGTTCTTCGCTGTTCGGTCTTGCATATTGCAGTATCCAGTTATTTCCATTTACTGTAAATATCATATAATCAACTCCTAAAAAGGCTATGAGCATTGCACCCATAGCCTTTTTGTAAATTACATCTTGCTTACAAGTGTCGTAAGTCTTGACTTTGCCATGTTCATCTCTTCTTGCGACGCATTTGACATCAAATCTGTAATGTCTGCTGAAAGCTCCTTCAAATACTTTTCAAGCTCACGCATTTTTGCTTCTTTGTCCTGCGGTGTATTTTCGCGGTGCATTTCCTTTGTTTCCGTGTAATTGCGTTTTGCGCGGTCGTAATTGCTTTCGCTCATACGAGAATTACTTGTTCCACCATCGTTCATGTTCGTTTCCGTGTAATGCATTCTGCCGCGCGAATCCCTATCCATGTCACGGTACATTTCCGGTGTCATATGCCAGTATGGCGGTTCCTCGTAACCTTTTCGGTATGTTCCGTGTCCTTTTGGCGCAAATCTTCCGTCTGCGTATCTGTAATGGTCGTAGAATCTTCTTCCGGCATCTTCTCCGTATTCTTCTTTCAGTTCACGAAGCAAAATTTTGTCGTACTCTTCTTTCTCTTCATCAGCTTTTTTCATAGCCTTTACGATTACTGCTTTATACTCCGCTTCGTTAAGGTCTTTAATCATGTCTACCACTTGCCCCATTTCGCAAGTGTCAACATTTTCTGTGCCTTTTTCAAGTTCACATAATGCTTTTTCGGTTAGACATCCAATCATTTTGTGCATTCTTTCAATGTGCATAATATCACCCCCTACGCTTCACGAACCGCAATCAAGTTAGCATTTTGCACTTCAATAGCTTGCGTAGAAGTATTCTGTACCGCTACTGTACTGCAGCATCCGCAAAATACATCAATGTATGCCTGCGCTGATACGTTAAAGAAATTTTCTACTGCTGCCGGTGTTACGATCATTCGTGTTGATTGCAAAGGCTCTCCATCTACCGCAAGTGCAAGCGAAATAGCTTCAACCGTACCGCCCGTCGGAATCTGAATGTTTCCGGAATACGATACAAGAAATCTTGCTCTGCACTGGTTTGTAATACCCCTTAACTTGACGATACCGCTTCCTTGTCTATGAACAATACATTTGCTACCGCATACTGGTGTTTCTGTAAAAGCGACATCTTCTCCGGCGGCAACTGTTTGTAATGCAATTCCTGTAAATTCTGCCATATTTTTTACCTCTCTTTCAAAAATAAAAACCACCAACTAAATATTAGTTGATGGTTTCTAAATTTGATTATGCACAATAACTCATGGCATATTTCTTAACAATATTCTCAAAAATAGCTTTAAGCTGTGGTTTTTCAAATATGATTGCAATTTTTGTTGTCTCGTTCTTGATTGCTGTCTTTGTATTACCTTCCTTCTCCATTCGATTTTTCTTATTATCTTGTAACCTCTTTAGACTACAATGTGCTGTTGTTTCTAGTTCCCCGTAAAGCTGATTATAAAGCGTCTGATAATCAATATTGCTTTTAATTGAGATTTCGCGCACCCTTGCATTTATTTCAGCTTTCCAATCGCCTATAGGCTGTGTAAATATCTCTTTTATATTACCAACTGTCTGCTCGACCCTGCTTATCTGTTCTGCCTGCCGTTTCTGCTCCAATTCTGTTCTGTTCATATTTTCAACAAGCATATTCATAAGCTGTAATTGTGGGGACAACTGCTTTTTATCAATCAATTCTTTTTTTACTGTAAAATATGTTTCAATCAGCCTGTCGTATACTTCCCACGCGATATCTGTATTTAATGACTTTGCGTGTAAGAATGTCCCTTTTTCTGTCCATAGGTATAGCATATGAACGTTTGGCAAAAGGTCAATTTGTCCGTTCGCCTTAAATTCCTTTAGTTCTTCTCCCTTTAGACATATAAAATGCTTTCCCTCAACATACTTGTCTCTGTTGCGATTAAAATTCTTTGTTATTGTATCTGTTGTGGTTCCATAGCATTCAGCAAGTCGTTGCGTGGTTAATACTCTAGTACCGTTGTATTCTGTGATTGTCAATTCTCTCATTATGCCGCACCCCCTTGAGCCTTTAAATCAAAGTTTGTAACTGATTTTTTTATTGTTTCAAGTTGTTGCAACACTCCTAAAAGAACATATTGTGTTCTTTCGTCATTGATGTTGTCCATAACTTCTGCCAGTGTTGCGTAAGCGATTTCTGATGCCGTGTCAATGTCTGATAAATATTCTACGTTCATTTTAGTTTACCTCCGAAAAATCTTGAATTTTCCGAAAGAAACTGATATGATAGATTTATCAATCTCTTTCGGAGTTGGTGCATTGAGTAATCGTGTGACGGTCAAATCTAGCGATTACTCTTTTTCTTTGTCTAAAACATTTTCAATCCCTTTTCTGACAACTTCTGTTCTTGTTACATTGTGTTTTTCACAATACTGATTAAGTCTATTGTTTGTCTTTTCATCAATCCTTGCCTTAACCTCTATTGTTTTTGGTTGTAATGCTTTAGGTCTACCTGTGCGTGGAGACATTTTAAACACCTCACTTTCTGTGGCACAATTAAAGTATATTTTATGTGGCACAAAAAGTCAACCCCAAAATTCAATTTCTAAAATCAAATTTACAAATCATCAACTAATATTCAGTTTTCAATGTGCGAAAAGGGCAAACATATTTCAGTCTGCCCCTTGGTTTACAAGTAATACTGCTTTTGCAGACATAATCGAGTTAAACTCAATTAAGATACTCAGTTATTCTGTTGTAATTAGCATCCACAGCCTGTATTGCAGCAACAACCTGTGTTATATCCATTTGCCAGCACCTGCGGAGACCAGTTACCAAGTCCATAAGGTGAAGCGGCTGGATAAGCCGGAACTGGTGTAGGTCTTACAGCGTCAAGAATTTGGCTTGTCTGCGCTGTCATTGCAGTAGTCAGAAGTGCATTCTGTCTATCCTGTGATGCAGCTTGTCTGAGATCGCTGTTCTCAGCCTGTAATGTTGCGATCTTATCCTGGCACAGATAGTCGAGAATCGCTCTTGTTCCTGCCTGCTGACTGTCGATGATGTCTCTTGTGTTGCTGTTCATAGTGTTCTGTAATGCGCAAGTGTTAGTTGCCATGTTGTAGTTTACGTTCTGAATAGCTTCGCGAGTTTCACAGCAGCAGTTTGCAAGCTGTGCCTGCAATGCATTTGTATTCTGCATATTTGCGATTGTGTCAGCGTTGATTGCCTGCTGGATGCCATAGCCCGTCTGCATGATATTTGTGTTGATTCCGTTAAATCCTGTAAGCATACTGTTGTTTACGGCATAGAATCCATCACACAGACCGTTTGTGATTCCGTCAAGTTTGCTGATAACTGCGGAATTATCAAATCCGCGCTGGATGTCTGCTTGTGTAGCCGCTGTTGCAACATAGCCACCGCCATTGTTGCCGCCCCAGCCGCCAAATCCGCCATTGCCCCATCCAAAAAGCAATGCGAATACAACGATGATCCAGAGCCAGCCGCCATCGCCGCCCCAGCCGTTGTTTCCGTTTCCGTCGATATTCGCTACAAGCGGAACCGACGCGCAATTTCCTGTGTTGAACATATTAGATACCTCCAAAAATATTTTATTCATAAAGAGGTCACCCAGGTATTGTGCACAAACCTCTAATATGCTGTTACATACCCATTCTGCTTTTTATTTGATTTATCATTTCATCCGGGTTTACTCCTTTTTCCCGGCATAAGTTACGTGCCATCTGTTCTATTCCTTTTGTGTTTCCATTTTGAGCCATTCCAATAGCATTTTTAGCCATCGGGTTTTGCATAACTTGGCTATTTCCTATCATGCTCTGCAAAAACTGTTGCGGACTTCTAAACGCTTGAAAAAAATTCATAAAACCACCATCCTATTACTTTTTATGACTAATCTATGACTAAACTTGGACTAATCTTGACTAACTTTTGTTCTTGCATTAGTCTTAGTCAAAGATTTCTCGTCAATTTTCTTTTCCAGTTCTTCTATTTTGGAAAACAGTGTATCAAAGTGCTTATTGAATACCTCTGTGGCTTCGTCTGATAGCCCTATTTTCAATTTTTCTGTTTCTTGTGTGGGATTGGAAGGGTACGAATCCGAAAAAGGCTTAAAAAGCCTTGTAACGATTTTGCCATTCGCATCCCAACTCTTTGCATATATCTCTGACAGATCTTGTGTAGGGAAAAATGCAACTGATCCATCCATCGGTACATCATTTGCGGTAATCATATCTGCGGACTGTACCACTCTTCCGTTTATTCTTTGCGCTGCCTGCTGCATATATGAAGGTTGCTGGTACTGCTGTACTGCCGGCTGACTATAAATCTGCTGCGGCGGCTGCATATAGTTCTGGTAGTAATTTGGATTTGGGTAAGGCTGCATAATGTTCCTCTCTTTCCGCTTTTTCAGCTTCGACCAATATATTTGTTTCATCCTGTGTCAAAAATACATCTTTATTCGGCGTTCCCATCTGACTGAAATTCATCAGCATTTTTCTTTTCCTCTTTTTCCAGTATTGTCTCAATGCCGTGCACAATGTTTGACTGCGTTTGCAGATCAAGCATCTGCATATCTGGCATGGAGAATATCTTTTCTAAAACTGCGTCCGAAAACATAAATATCAACTCCTTATAACTATATTTTTGCGCATAAAAAAAGAATGTGGTTCTCACATTCTTATCAATTTATTCTCATTTGCATAAGGCTTTTTCTGTGTACCAGTTATGTACCAATTATGTACCAATTTTTATAAAAATACGTGAAAATATATAAAAATATACAATTTCACAAAAACTCAGAAAACTCAATAAAATAGGTATTTGTAGCAATATATTAAACCACGTAAATTTATATAAAAAACGTCAATTAACTACGATTCCTAATTTCATTTTAACTTTCTCCTTACCAGAAATGCCTGTTTTATCGCATTTCTTTGTATTTGTTTTATTTTTATGTACCAATTATGTACCAATTTTACACAACTTTTAGTGCTTTTGCCACTTTTTCAATTTCTATTTTCTTCTGGTCGTCCGTTGTGTGCACGTAAAGATTCATGGTTATTCCGATATTTGAATGTCCTAAAATCGTTTGAAGAGTTTTCGGCATCATTCCGGCTTCTATGCATCTCGTAGCGAATGTATGACGCAATACATGCATTGAGAATCTAGGAATTTTTGCTTTATCACAGATTTTGAATAATGCTGTGTCATATGTACTGTTCTTGACTGGTGCTCCGGTCTTACACAAAAATATTCTGTCTTCCCATTGCATTTCGACAAATTTCAGATGTGCATTTTTCTCTTTTTGCTTATTCAGGATATAAATTGCTTCATCTGTCAGCGGTATAGTCCTGTACCCGGATTTACTCTTCGGCTGTCCTTCTCTCCATTCACCTGTTGAATGCCTGTATTCCAAACTTCTGCTAACCGTAAGCGTTCTGCCTTTAAAGTCTATATCTTCCCACTTTAAACCTGTAAGCTCCCCGGTTCTCAATCCTGTCTGTAAGATAAATCTATATTGATACTCATAAGACATGCCGGAAGCATATTTTAAAAATTTTTTCTGCACTTCTATTGTGAGTGCTTCTTTCTTCGCGGATTCTTTTCCTATGTCAGATATAACAGCCCTTGTGCATGGATTTTTTCTTATTACATCGTTGTCGAATGCATATTGCAGCATATTGTACAATGCTATTCTTGTTTGATATATTGTAGATTTCCTGTATCCTTCGTCATCCATTTTGTTAAATATTTGCTGACAATGAATACTGTTTACATCTCTTAATAATTTATTCCCTATTATCGGCTTTATATTTCTAGTGTAACGCTCTCTGTAATTTCTGACGGTATTCGGTCTTACCGTCTTTTCTTTTATTTCAATCCAATATTGGAACCACGATTCAACAATCAAGTCTGACGGAAAGTCTATATTTGAGTGCTGCTCTTCATACTTGTTTTCCGAAAGCCATTTTTGGGCTTCTCTCATTTTCAAGAACAGTTTTTGTATGCGCTTTCCGCGTCTGTCAGTATACCTAGCGACATAGTACCCATCTTTCCTTTGGGACAAACCCTGCCCTATTTCCTTACCTCTTAGGTCTTTTCCCATCTTTTACGCTCCTTTCCCTATACGGAAAAAGCCTTATGCAAATACATATAATATCACATAAGGCTTTATAAGTCTACAACTCCACATTATCAGCAATAAATTTTTCAAACTCTTTTCGCTTTATTAACCGCTTTTTGCCTATGTAGATAACAAAATTACATCTTGGATCACTTGAAAGTTCTCTAATTTTGTTTATACCAATGCTGCTATATTCTGCGGCTTCTTCTACTGTCATTGTGATTTTTTCCCATACAGGTATATTTTGCTTCATTTTATCAATCCTTTCTATTTTCATTTTGACCTTGAATACGATTCTTGAAATAGTAGCTTTCGATAGTTTTAACCTATAAACCATTTCGTCAAGTGTTGCGCCCTTACACAAATACTGGAACACTTGATATTCTTCTTCCGTAAAATTAGCATTTCCGACGATTGCATCAATCTCTGGCTTAGTCAGTTCCGATAACCTCATAAGCCTTTCTCCTTTTACTCTTTTTCTACCTTAATCACATCTGCACAATCCAAATATGGATTTTCCTTTTCATTTGCACGTTTACCTTTCTTTTTGAAAAACAATTTGTTCGTCCTTTGTAAATAACTTCTGTCTGCCTTTTTCGCATTCTTACAATTTGACTTCCAATGCTTTTCACATACCTTGTAGCCTTTCTTCACTGGCTCTCCGCAAAAGAAACATTTACCCTCGGCAACTCTCGCCCAGCCGTACTCTCGCGGATATATATTTTTTCTTTCTTTTTCCCTGCATTTTATGCAGGTATAATATCCCGTTCCTTTTACACTTGCTTTTCCACAACGAGTACAAATACCATCCGCTTTCCTCTGATTATGCAACTGCTTATGGTAATCTTTCATGTATTCGTTGTATTTTTCCCTACTAATTTCTCTCTTTCTTTCGATCCTGTTCGTATTTTCAGCAGTGCACTCAGGGCATACCTTTTCTGACCCAAACAATTTGTTTTTTTGGCACCGCGGGCAATATCCCATTTTTGCATACCATTTCCTTGTTTCTAACTGCTTTTCAGTTTTTCTTTTCTGGCATTCTGTGCAGTATACCCTATTAGCGCGATCGTTTGGTTTCCCACAAGTGGGGCATATGCCTTCTGCTTTCAGTCTTTCGTATCTTTCTTTGTCGTACATATAATTGTGTGAGTAAAGCTAGCTTTATTTGTCCGGACAAACCTCTTTACCTCCTACAATTTCAGTTTTTCTTTCAAACGATCCGGCATAGGAATGCATTTTCGTTCTTCTGCCGGCTCTTCTTTTGCTTCCAACGCAGTCTTTTGTGATGTTTCAATTTCCTTGCCGATGCAGGTCCTACTGCTGGAAATCACAGCTTTTATGTCTTTTGGCAATTTCTGCATTTCCTTTTGCCTGTTTACAACAATCCGATAACTCTTGATAAAATTTGACTGGATCACGCTCTCAATACTCTTTATGTCAGACTGCGCCCAGTTATGTATGTTTTCTGGGCTTCCTACCGCTTCTTTCACAAGATCAGGCAATTTCTCGAATTCTTCCCTTGACTTGTAATTTCCGTTCCGCAGAGCTTTGCTAACAAGTGACCATGCTTCCATTTCATTCAGTTCCGCAGGATTGGTTATCATTTGTATCTTATCAATGATCTGCCCGATGTTCGGCGCGAATCCGCTTGTATCCGTCGCGATATAGGCTTTAAGAGCCAACTGTACTTGCTGATACGGATAATCTGCAAGCATCAGAAACCATGTATTGACAGCTACCGTCTTATCCTGCGGCTTGTAATTTGGGAATGCTGCTTGCACCATCATGAGAAGCTCTATCGTTTCCTCTCTTGTCATTAGGCATCCCTCCATTCGTCATATACACTACTTTCTGCTTTGGATTGTTCTTTTCTTTTTCGCTCCCAAGTTCTGACAGCTGCTTTCCAGTCTTTCATTCTGTTCTTCCCGATCATCCAACCTTTGCTCGAATAGAAATCAATAAATGCCATCGGATCAATATTATTATTTCGCTCTTCACAATACTGTTTGACTTCATCAAGAGTGGGCGGATAAAAGCGTTTAGCTTTTTCCCCTCTCGAACTCTCCCCTATACTATCCTTATCTTTACTTACCTTACCTATACTATCCTTACCTATGTATCCATTCTGTATACATTCTGTATCCATTTTGGATACATTCAACGTATAAGCCTTGTTTGACTTGATTCCAAGCATAGATTTCTCTTCTGCATAATCTGTAGGTCTATACCTGTCTGCCTGAATGTAATTGTGCATTTTCCAGTGCTTTATTACGATTATTCCGCTATCGAATAGTATGATAAATGATTTTACAATCAGCAATTTAAAATCATCATCAGAAGCACCACACATTTTTTGTATTTTCTTTGGGTTATTCACAAATCCATCATCATCCGCATTCATAGAAAAATGAAAATACAACATTTGCGTACTACTAGGCATATCTAAAAAAGCGTCACTTTCAGTTATCCTTTTTGTAAACATACGTCTTTCTGCCACTTTTCTCACTCCTTATCAATCAATCTCTATTCTTTTTAGGCAAACCGTAGCTTTCCGGTCTGTTCAGCTCTGATCTGCATATTCGGTGTGCGTTCTGCTACACACAATTCCGGCAAATTTGCTCTGACCAGTGCTGCCGGTATTGGCGGACAAACCGCATTTCCACACCTGCGCACCTGCTCGCTTCTCGGATAAGTCTTTCCAGTATAATCGTGGTCGATTATGTAATCATCTGGGAAGCCTTGGCATCCGTACAACTCTCTTGGTTCCAGCATCCGAAGTCCGATATCTACGATCTGATAATCCACACCTTCGATTGTTACCAGTCCGAATCTATCTTTGGTCGTAACTGTATCAAGTGGTTTCTCTATATACTGTCCTGTGGCATCTCCATAATACTTAATCAGAAATACTCTAACCTCTCCGAAATGTCCGGCTGACGTTGTAATCGTGTGCAGCGGTTCTCTCACATCCTTTCTCCTGTCTGCCGTAAATCCTGTATGCCCAATCTGTACCATGTACGGCTCGCACAGATAATGTTTCCCACTCCCAACTATGGTCGGCAATGGTTTCTCTACATCATGTACTCTGGGTGCCTGTCCGTCTCTTTCGCCATATCCAATAGGAATCATGTAAGGTTCTACCACACCGTAACCGTGTTTTCCGGTAATTTTCGGCATTGGCTCCCGAATATCATTCGGTCTGCGCTCGCCGCCGTGGTTGCACTGGATAATAAACGGTTCCGGGTTCTCAAGCACAAACTTTTTCAGTCCTCTTGCTATCCTCTCCATAGTCTTAGGTGCCAACGGTCTGACAGCCCGGATGCCATACTTCTCTTTTATTTCCTTGGATGTATCAAAGATACTCGGACACGGTAGCGAAAAATCCAACTGCGTGTATGCTCCTACATACGGTTTCAGCAATCCAGCTTTAACTGCTTCGCTGCCTGCTGGTGCGTGTGTCGGATCCGGCCATACAATAGGCTGACCATCACAACGAGCGATCATAAAAAATCTTTTTCGCATGGTTGGTGCTCCATAATCCGCAGCTACCAGCTCTTTGAACTGCACTTTATATCCAAGATCTGTAAGCTGCTGAACAAACCGCTCAAATGTTTTACCCTGTTTGTTCTTGATTGGATGGTGTCCCCTGTTTAATGGTCCCCACGTCTTAAACTCTTCCACATTCTCCAGCATGATTACCCTTGGTCGAACAAGTCCAGCCCATCTACACGCTACCCATGCCAAGCCGCGGATAAACTTATCTTTCGGCTTACCGCCTTTGGCTTTTGAAAAGTGTTTGCAGTCCGGGGAAAACCAGGCAAGTCCTACCGGATGCCCTTTGCATGCTTCTACCGGATCTACCTGCCACACATCTTCACAGTAGTGCCTGGTGTTCGGATGATTCGCTTTGTGCATCTTAATGGCTTCTGGGTCGTGATTGATTGCAATATCTACGCTGTACCCTGTCGCCATTTCTATTCCAGTGGAAGCCCCGCCACCACCGGCAAAATTATCTACAATCAGTTCTCCATTTATCATTTCTAAATCTACCAAAAGGAAACCTAGGTTTTATGCGCGCGTCCTGTTCCTTTCTTTGATTTTTAATCTACAGTTTCATACTTATCTTCGTGAAATTCTCTATCTTCTTCGTTAGAATAAGCCCTTTTGCAATTCGTACAAAAATCTAAATGTACCTCTATATCTGTGCTGCTTTCGTATCTACAGCCTTTGCAATCATTCATTCTGAATCGCCCACTTTCAATAAATCCATAAACTTCTCATACTGTTTCTGCGATACCTTAAATCCTGTTTTTGTTAGTGAAAATCCTATTTCTGGCGGAATATGCCCCGAAACTTGGCATTCATTTACTTCGCTTGGTTTTATATACTTCTTGCCAATTGCGCTTTTCTCTGCAAGCCCTAATCCAACAAGTTTTCTAATTGATTTCCTAACATCATAAGCAGAAATATTTAGCCTGTTGGAAATTTCAGCTGTCGATACAACGACTGAATTTTTTAAATATGAAATAATCCCCTTTTCTTTTTCAATTTTAAACATAGTGTCTAGTATTGCCATTTCTTGAGCACCCGCGCTTTTGATTGTAACATCGGCTTCGTTGGCATACTGCCATTTGAACCCGCCGGCATTGCTGTAATTACCTTTGCAGCACTCTCTAATAGTATTTGCCTTTATTCCTGTTTTTCTCTCTGCCTCACAACTATTTCGATAGACAATATTTGTATTCAAGCATATAACAGGTTTTTGATTGTATGCATTATTTCTTGTCTTTAGTGCTCTCCTATCGGTTGCAGTTCCGTAATTCACATTGTATTTACATGTGCACCATTCAAGGTTGCTAACATTGTTATTGCTTGGATTTTCGTCCTTATGATTTACTTGAGGCAAATTATCAGGGTTGGGTATAAATGCCTCTGCAACCAATCTGTGTACGGCAACAGTCTTGTGTTCCTTGTTTTTATAAAGAACAACCTGCTTATAAGGCATTCCAGAAGTTTTCCTATTTCCTTGTTTCAATATTTTTCCTTTAAAATGATACAAAGAATCATCACTAAAAGCTGTTTTCCCAATAGTTGTCCTATCAACGCTCCTGACCCGACCGAAACTTGATACCTCATAAAGATTTTCATATCCGACAACGCTTTTCCATATCTCATTCATTTCCAGAATCTCCTTTGCAATAATTTAAAAACTCCAAAAATTTATTCAATGCTTTTTCTTGATTTTTGTTAGGGGGTTCAGATTTAGTCTTATAATCAAGGTGCAATTCAAATAAATGCGCAACTTCTTTTGAAGCTTTTTTATATCCTTGTTGTATGCCCTGCGTATAGGTCTTAGGTTGCTTGTATTGACCTGTTACCAACTTGCCTTGACCTTGACTACCGGCTGTGACGTTGTACATCTGAAATCCCTTGTCAGCAAATTGTTTGATCGTAGCAACTTCCTTTTCATCTAATTCAGATTTAGGGCAAGTCTTAAAATCCAACTTCCAACCATAAGGATTATCCTCACTGTAAAACCCGTGTTTCTTTAGACTTAATGCTATATGGTCGTATTCTCCAAGGTGCGAAGCGCATCTCTCACACAAATGTAATGCTTGCCCCACGTAACTCCTACGAATACCCGCTTCATCTGAACGATAAAATGCATATATTCCGCTTGTGTTTGGAATGCTAGGACAAATAGATTTAATTCGATTTTCTCTAGCTGCTTTCTTTGCGTATATCTGCCTGTAATTTGGTTTACTCACCAGAACCACCACCTTTTAACCTATCAGCAATCTTTTCTAATCGTCTTATAACCGCCGTTCCATCACTCTGCATAGGGAATGTTGCGTCTGCTTCTTTCAAGAAATCATCAATTCCTCTGTTATAACCATCACTAAAATTGTTTTTATCGAGGTTTCTCACGGCTTTCAGTTCTTTCAACCATTCTGCAAGCTGTTTGTATTTCTCGTTGCAATCTTCAGCAATATCGGGATCTCTTGAAAATATAATGTGCCCCTTTGTTGCTAAGGTCTCGCATCTTTCTATTGCTTCATCAATCGTCATTTTCATTCCCCCAATCTAATTTCTGACCGCAATTCCAACAAAACATTGTATTCTGCCGTTCATTCATGTATTTTTCTAAACATACATTTCCACAAGTAGGGCATACATAAGCATATACTCTTTTTAATACCCCTCTGTACGAATCTGTTTTTCTTGGCTTCTTCGGTATCTGCCTTTCAAGTGCCTGTATTGCCAGATTTGTCGTTTCCTTTGATATGTTGCTTCCAAACGGTAAGTCAATGTTTTCTTGAAGCTCCTTAATCGCTTCACTACTATCCATCATATTATTCCTCACTTTCCGGCTTATCACATCGCTCAAACTCAATTACCCATACATAAGGGTTTGCCTGCCAACCGTAACAGTCAAGATCAGCTTTCTTAATGGTACTGTCCCAAATATCAACAAAAGCAGTTTTATTTCCTGCGCAATCTGGTACAGGATGCATGCAAGAGCATCTCGCGCCCTCTTTCCACGCTCCTTGTGGTGTGATTTTCTGTAACCGCTCCACTCTCACATCCGTAACTTTAAGCCAAATACGTGCGGCTTCTTTCGGCATGTGAATGGATGGGTGCCACTTCGCGTCTCCGCTTATTTCATCTGTTGCTCGATACATGTAGCAACCGCAAGTTTTATCCAAAACGCTTTTCTTTGGCTCTTTGGGGCAATTTCCTCTTTCGTCTCCATCACAGTTACAACATTCAAAACGCTCCCATGTTTCCCGAACGTACAGGATATCTCCAGGCTGATATGGCGGTTTGAAGAATTTCTCTCCATACCCATCTGCAAATGTACCTCTACACGATATGCGCCCTTTAGGTGTAAAAGCGGTATACCCCCATACTGCGTTGTTAGGAATAAAGCCTTTTACAATTCTTCTCGTACAGCTCTTCCGTCCGTCCAGAATCGCCCGAACCATATCTGTATTAAACAATATTGGTTTCATACTCATTCGTCGTTCCTCCCTAATAACTCTGGATTCAGTCGTACATTCCGAAGTACATTTCGTCTCTGTCGTAACCTTCTCCAAAAATTCGCCAATTTACTCTAAACGCAACAAAAAATTTAATTATTGTAAATCCTATGACAAAATGGTGCCGATCCCAAAGCTCATAATATTCTGCTCCAAAATTTATTCCCCAGCGTTTACCTATTCCAAAAGCAAACGATACATGTCGTTTCTTACTTTTAAACACTATTATTCCTGGTTCCGATTCAACTCTCTTCATACTCTCTCCTTTCTAATACCTTGATATTTCAATATCACTATTCAATATGGTATTAAGTTCCTTGCTAAGTAAATCAAGTTCCTGTTTCACCAATGATTGAGCTTCATTTATAGCGGCTATCAAAGATGTACTGTTTAATTTTCTATCACGGATATTTAATGTCCAGCAATTCATATATAGTGTTTCTCCGCAACCGCATAGTGTGTGAACACATATATCTAATCTTTTGTTGTCACCCCTGTAGATAGTTCCTGTTTCAACCGGCTCTCCATATTTTGCATTGCTTATATACTTCATGTTCTCTCCTATTCCGCTTCCGACTGCAGCCAATCCAAGCAACTGATCTGTCCTTCATATTCCTCACCGAATGTGTTTTTAAATCCGACAAGAAATTCTGCTAATTTTTCATCCGACATATTCCTTATCCTGTCGGCATTGGTCTGTCTGCTGTCACATCTGCAGCAAGGCTCATCGTCTCTTGAATTGCTACTGTGTTGGCAATCACAAACATTCTTTTCTTCACTATCATCAAATGCTTTTAAAAACATTTCAGCAATTTCCTTCTCATATCTACCGCACATACCATTGCAATCAATATCCGCAATAACCCTTGAAAAGAAATCCTTGAATTTGTCAGCAATATAATCTCCTGTGAAATCTTTAGGTATGTCAATTATTACTTTCATTTTCTCCGCCTCTCAATTCTTTCAGTTTTGCTTCGGCTTCGGATTTTGTGAGGAACCAAGTTTTGCAGAAAGATACATCTGTTAAAATATGACCTGTTCCATACTTAACATCTTGGTCGCACTCTAAGTACCAACCATGTCTCGTCAGTACGAAATCCTCTACCTTCTGATGATAGACCTTGTTATTTTCGCTATGTCTATTCAATATATTCAGCTTGTAATTAACTTTGCTTGGAACATAATAAACATCATCTCCGATTTTGCAAGGCAATTTAACAAGTCTGCCCTGCTCCTCTAAGTCCTCATAATCTGCCAATTTCTGCAATACATTATGGCGGTTATTTTCCCATTTAACAGGTTCTCCACTAGGTGTAGCATATACGCCTGTTCCGTTAGCGCTTCTTCTTGTCAATCTCTCCATTACTGCTCCTTTCTGCCAAAATGCATCACCCAATCAATAAAATGTAATATAAAAAATAAGGGGTCCAGCACAAATGCAATTATAAATATCAATGTACAAGCAAAAATGTTGAGGTTTGTACATTCATATATCTGCCTTGGGGTAACTGCAACATTATCATAATCCCAAATCGTTGCAAAAAATATAATGATAATAAATATGATATAAAAAGCTAATATCAACATTTCCACTCCTTTCTACCACACCGGGTAATAATTCCCTTTATCATCCACAACCCAATAACCTGTGCTCCAAGTATCAGTTAATGGGTCATAGACTTTTCTGCCTTTAATCATCTAATCTCCTTTCTAAAACGGGCACTCTTTTTCTCTGTGATTAGCAAATAATCTCTTTATCCACTTAGGCAACATACATTTCCAAACTGGAACATTAAAATATCCATTTTTATCAAATAAGCACCCGCAATCATCACATTCTCCCTCATAGCTTCTGGTTTCCCAACCACAAGGGCAATTCTCACAATCATTATCATACCAGCAGCTAATTTCTGTGTAGCGTTCCCACTTATCAGAATTTTCAATAGGCTTTGAATAGCTGATTGTTGTAATTCTTACATTTCCAAATCGTTTGTCTATTTCAATATCTTTATGTACTTTGAATAATTTCACTTTTTACCTCCTAAAACGGACACTCGCTAGGATTTTTCAAATCCCAACTTTTCCCTGCTGCCGCAACATCTACATTCGCCCCATAAGCAACTTTTTTCATCTTCTCGATGAAACTATCTCTATCAGAATTTTCACTTGATAGATGGCACATTATGACGTTCTGTAAGCTGTCTGAATAATTTGCCTTAACAAAATCGCAAGCCGTGTCAATGCTTAAATGACCTCTGAAAACGTGTCTTGTCTTTGGGTCGTTATCCTTATCAACCAAATCCTTGTCATAATTCACGCCTAAGAGAATGTGGTTTATGTCTCTAAACTTCCACTTGACGACCTCACAATCGGTAATGTAAAGCATTCTTCCCATTTCCTTATGAGTAATCAGAAAGCCGAATATCGGACAAGGTGTTCCGTCTGCGTTGGTGTGTGTCCAGCTTCCGTCTATTGTTGTTAAATCAAAAGGTTTTACTGTAAATTCGCCCATATTCATTGATTTACAGCTATTGCCTAAATACGGGGCAAGTATTGGTATTCCCATTGATTTAAAATCGTTTAACGACTTGCTGTGGTCTAGAGGTGGGTGTGACTTATAATCACACCCTTTACCCCCCTTATGTTCCAATTCAAGCCTTTTTTAATCTCCTTAATCGGTATTCCACAATCAAGGATAAGTGTTTCTCCACTGTCGGAAGTTAAGGTGTAGCAGTTCCCCGTACTTCCAGTGGCGATACATTTAAGTTTCATTTAAGTACTCCTTTAATACTTAATATTCATATTTCCGTGTTCATTCACCCAATCAATAGCTTCTGCGTATGTCACGCCATTGTTTTTCAAGATATAAAGCAGATTATGGAATTTAGGGTGTGTTTCTTTCAGCCTTAAAAATCTGCTTTCTTTCTCTAAGTGACATCCGAACCCGCACAGCACGCAGCCGGTTCTTTGACAGCCTGTGGTTTTCAGCAATGGTCTTTCCTCGTCAAAAATACCGAAATCCGCAAATGACATCTGATTTTCGCATTGCCCCATAGCTTCGTAATCTGTTACTACTTCGCCATAAACTGAACATATTGGCATATTATTTTCTTTGATGTAAAGCAAAACATCTTGTTCTGTCCAAAAAGTCATCGGCTTACTATGAGGATGTTTCGCATCAAATGCATTGCATCCCTCTTGCATCCACTTTTTTGCTCTCAATGAACTTTCTGTTGCCATTGTTGCAATGAATGGTTTCCTTCCGGTTTCTCTTTCGTATTTGTGCGCTGGATTTTTCTTCATGACATCACAGCACTTTTCGCTTATCTCAAACGGTGCATCAAGAAAAAACTTATATTTTTCTTGATTGAACTGACTATAATTTCCACTTTTATCAGTCAATTCACCATTTAATCTTCGAAGTCTACACTCTGAACCACTAGGGATAACTCCAATCTGCAAACATTGGAACTTTTGGTTCTGCTTGTCTGTTCTCCTGTCTATTCCTAGCAGGTCTGCCATGTAGCAAGCATACGGAATCGTCTGTCTGTCTGTCTGTCTGTCTGTCTGTCTGTCTGTCTGTTAAGATTGTGTTGTTAGATTTTTGACTGTCAAGGTATTTAACATATTTTCTTGCACCGCTTACACAATTTGATACTTCCTTGCTAATCATTGGAAATCCATACTTTTCGCAAACCTGTGCAAATGAAATCTTGGGTTTCAAAATCACAAGGTTATCAAAAGTCTGTGCAAACTTCTTTAACTCTGGATATTGTGTCGGAACATCTACGAATACAAAAGGAATATTTTTATACCCACAAACTTCTCTGATTATGTGTCCCAAAACTGTGCTGTCTTTACCGCCGCTAAATGACAGATATACGCCATCTTCGCCAAATTCATTTACCCAGCTTCTTATTCTCTCTGCTGTCATTCTGACTTTGATATTCAGCGGCAATGCCTGCCATTGGTATAATTCCTGCATTGTGTGTTTTGCCATACTCACACCTCGATTTCATCATCCTGTGGAAACTGGAAGACTTTAGGAAGTACCCAATAGTTAGGCTGTACGTAGCATTTATTCACAACGTCATAGCCACCATCAAGCTCCATTCTAGAAAGATACTTTTCTCTCAACATTTTCATAGCTTTTAATGCCTTTTCTTTGGTGGAATACTTTGCCATAAAGCCATTTGTGCATTCATAAGGTCTTGCAACCGAATCTCTTATAGCCGTTACGCGATTATCGATTGTAATTCCAAATACAAAAAGGTCATATGGAACATCAATTTCTCCGCCCTGTGAAATTACTCTCATCCGAAAAACTCCTTTCTAACGTCAACTGTCTTGCACTTTAATTTGTAACCCCAATCATCAATCGGCGGTCTTTTGCTCGGACAGCAGATGAAATCTCTGCATATCCGAGGGCGAACCGCATATATTACACATTTCTCTTTTGGCTTGCTGTTATCAAGAAACGGACAGGTCATATCGATGCTTTCTTGCGAAAATGGATATGCGTGCTTCTGTTCTTTGATATGGTTCTTCGCTATGTATCTGTGGATTGCATCTATCTCATTTTTAGTCATTGGAAGTATGTTGCTGCAACAATTTCCACACTGTATACATTCACCATTGCAAGTCAAATCATATGTGCCGTCAGAAAACTCTCTAATCATTTGCTCTATGCTTCCATTTTTCATAAGCCGCTACTCTTTCAAGAAACTCGGCTCTGCTGCCGATTCGGTTGCTTCTACATCGATTGCTTCATCTTCTGGAAAATCTACAGAGTTAGCATTTTCAGCGATTTCATCCTGTGCAGCTTGATATACCTCGTCCATTTCGACCTGTGCCTGTCTTGCCATAGGATCATAATTCTTTGGATATTTTCTTGTAGCATTGTTACACATTTTCCTCTGAATCATGCTTTCCGGCGTATCAAGCCAAGCACCGCTGATAAATGGTCTTGCAGGATCGCATTCAAGCATTTCATCAACTGTCTTACACGCTCTTAAAGCATTAAGTATTTCTTCTTTCTTAGCCTTAATCTCTGATTTCTGCTTTTGCGTAGCCTTATATCTATCCTCGCACACGCCAAAAGTGCTATTCATCATATTTTGCTTGACATGTGCTAAAAGATTTACTTTAACACTATCTCTATCAGCGGAAAGATATGTTACTGTTCCGTCCGACAGTTTAACAGGATATACAACTCTTACAGCCTTATCAGATAATCCTTTTTCTTCCCATTCCGGCTCTGTAACTGTAAGCCCTTTGTGCTTTGGTGGGATATATATATCTCCTTCCTTAATTACCCAATATGGATATACCTGTTTTACATCCTTGCCATAGTTAGCAAGCAATGAATCGTAACCGCTGCCCTCGATTCCCATTTCAACCTGCTTCTGCCATACATCCTTTCCTGTCTGTGGGTCAGTTCCAACTTTTACATTTCGCAACTGGAAATAGCATTCTCTTGGATATGCACTGGCGTTCAATTTAAGAGATGCGCAGCGCTTAACGATCCCTCTTAAATTGCTTGTATCAAGATTTCCCATGTTGATCTTGGTATCGCTCTTGACAAGGTTAAATATGCTCGTCATAGCTTCCATAGCACATTCCTTGGCATAATCGTCCATATCCATTCCAACAGCCTTGTAATCGTTGATGATAAGTCCTGTCATTGTATTGCTCCACTTGCTTAACGAAGTGGTAAATGCTTTTTTATCTGAAACCGATGTATTCTCTGCCATAATTATTTTTCCTCCTCCTTAAAAAGATTCTTAAGGCAACTCACTGCTTCTCTCGTTCTTTTAACTTCTTCTGAAAATTCTTCATCAGAAAGCTGTGAATTTTTCAATGCCATATCAACGCATTTGTCTCCTATTCTTTTTCTCATTACACGCAGAATTACAAATAAATCTGCTGACAATTCGGCTATATTGCCATGTGCCTGGACTTCTCCATTTTGGGATAAAATCATAAATATTCCTCGCTTTCTTTTAATCAATCTTCCTTAACTTCCATCAGTTCAAGGGTGTATGGCGACCATCCTTTTTCTCTCTTTCTGTCACGGTTTCCTGTAAAGTAATCTTTCACATCTTCAATATCCTTAAAGGGTTCTTCTGTAGGAACACGTCCAGACTGATCCGTGTTTATTCTTCCATCCTTGACCTCGTAAATATGACCGGTTTCGAATATGTTGTCGCCTTTAGTAAAAACAATCTTGCCGTTGTAAAGCTTTGGGGCTGTGCCAAATATGATATTAAATGCATCTTCAATTTCTCTGTCACTCATTGTGTAATTACCGGCTTTGTCTTTTGTCATAAAATGAGCACCGAACCCGCAACGACACGTTGGGGATTTTAATTTGCAATCGCTGCACGATCTACTGTCGCAATAGGACCTTAACCTCTTTCGCATATCCTCAACGGTGGTACTTTCTTTATTTCCGTTCATGAGACGTTCAAATGCCAATTTGGCACCAATGCGAAAATCATACTCATCTGCCGGATTGCAACGTGCGATAGCTTTATATCCTGTAGTCTTGTCCACGGCGATAACCTCACGGTCTTTTCTGTAAATAACAATGGTTTCATTTACCGGCTCGAGATCATCTTCTTTAAAAAACCAATCGTAATCATTTTTGGAATCATGCACTACGTATACACATTTTGTGGGCGACACTACACGTTCAATTTTTACAACCTTCCCCATCAGATGATCCATTTTCCCTTCGCCATTCCACGCAGAAGGTCTTTTTTTGAATTTCTTTACTCTTACCTTGTCTCCTGCTTTAAATCTCATTCTTTTCCTCACTTTCTGCTGACAATTTGATTGAAGCCTTATAAATTGTTTCGATGCATTTAGGCATCACATGAAAAGTAACATCTGTGCCATAAATAATACTTTTAAAAATCAGAGCACCTTTCTTGCTAATTCCGGCGAAATAACCTGCATGGCATCTTCCCGATGCATTGAAAACAACGTAATTCCCTTCACGGATTTCTTTTCCGTCCGTGGTAAGCACCATCACTGTGGTTTCTCTTTTAATTTCCATTTTGATCTCCTATTCGATTTTCAGTTTTTTATCAGTTACGATCAGTGCGATTAACTGGGATTCAACCATTTCTGATACTGTTTTCAGATTTCCGCTGTCAAGGCTTTCTGCATCATCAAGAATGATCGGCATTGAAATACCTTTGATTTTCTGAAACGAACTGCAAATATCAATTTTTCCAAGTATCCGGTTTCCCTTGTTGCTTGAAATATCAAGAATTGATTTTCCGTCAACCATAGGGATACAACAGTTCTTGTATTCGCCGTTCTTCGCGTAGTCAAACAATTTCCATTTAACCAGTGAAAAGTGTTTATTGACTTCTTCGGTCAATTTCTCGTTCTTGCACTTGTCAAGCTGTTTCAGCAGATACAGGATTTTTTCTGCTGTTGCGACAGCCTGTTCCGCATTTTTCTGTTCTTCTTTCCACTTAGCAATCTGATTTTCAATGTCTGTAGTGTCTGCTGCCGATAATTGACTATTGCAGTCAACAATCTGTTTTCTGATCTCGTTTTCCTGCTGCTTCAATTCTTCTTTCAATCCGGCTGTAGAATCAAACTGCTTCATTGTTTCTTCGCATTTTGCGATTTTTTTCTCGATTTCCTTGTATTCATCAGTCTGTGAAACGTCCACGGAATCAGGCAGTGAATTGTACTTTTCTTTTAGTTCTGCCTGCTTCTCTTCTGCTTTTCTAATCTCTTTTTCCAGTCGTTCAACTGTTTCCCTGTCTGCTTCGATCTCTGCAAGGCACTCTTCTTTGGTTTTCTTAAAAAGATTTCCGTTTGCTTCGATAGACTTTAATTCTTCTGCCCTGTGGCTTTCAAATTCGGCTATCATAGCTTCTTTCCTGTCATGTGGCAACTCTTGACCGCAATACGGGCAAACAAGGCTGTTTTCGTCAAATACGCGTTCCTTTGCCTGTTTCCATTTTTCGGCCTGATCTTTTCTTCCGGCTTCTGCCTCGTCTGCCTTATCAGACATGGCAGCCATGTGCGTGGCAACGCGTTCTAACTCATGGTTGAGTTTTCCGGCTTCAATTCCGGCAAGTGCCAGTTCTTTGCTTGCATCGTCCTTATTCTTTCGGACTTCTGCATTCGCCTTATTCTGCATATCAGACAGATCAAATCTAAGTTTCAGAGCGTCAGAGCTTGCTTTATCGTACGCCACAAGTAGTCCTTCTGCGCCGTTCTGTTTTTCGATGCAGTCCGCAAGCTGATCCTCCAATGCTTTCTTTTTCAGTTCCACTTCCGCAAGATCAAGTTCCTGCTTCTGCGCTATCAGCTCCATACCGCCATCAATTTTGGATTTCCTGTCAGTGGAAATTTCTTTCCCATCTTTGGCAGCTTTGTTGTTCATTGCTTTCAGTTCTTCTGCTGTGTATTTATCTAACAGCGGAACCAGTTCTGATAATTCGTCATTCCCGGATGCAATATCGCGATCTGTGATGCCATCAGCCAATGCAAAAAGAACGGCTCTCATATCATCCGGCTTCTTTGCCAGAAACGCATTCGGAATAACGTAAATCTTGTCCGTTTTTGGTACGATCTCAAAATATTCATTGAATGCTGTAAGCGTTTTCGGAACGCCGTTGATCTCATAAGAGTTATCATCCTTGTACGAAATTTCGTCTTTTCCGTACTTTCTTTTCTGTGTTTTTGTAGCGATTACCTCTTTACCATCCATGTCAAACGCTGCTGTTACAGACACGTCCATATCATCTACCGGCTTTCCGCCCACGGTTCTTCTGACTGCCGGATTGTCGTGCATATCATAGTCGCAGTTAAACAGTAGCCATAAGATAGCTGTTGCGATTGTGGACTTTCCCTCTGCATTCATTCCAGAAATCTTGGTAAAATCCGAAAAATCTGTTTTAAACGATCCAAATTTCATAAAATTCAATAATTCGATTGACTTAATTTTCAGTGTTTTCACTTATTCCACCTCCACGATTTTCCCACCGTCGATCACAAAACCGAAACCTAAGTGATCTGCGATTGCCTGTAATTCCTCGACCGACATTTGGTTAAAATCTGTTACAATTTTCATTTTCGTTTTCTCCTTTTCTTATTCCTGTTCACAAGTGTTTTTGTCTGCCCTGTTTTGGCATTTTTGATTTTCACGTGGGTTTCATTTCCACACACGTAAATCCAGTCTTTCCCGATTGCAAGCATTGTTCTCTGCTTGACTTTCCTCGATACGCTCATAGGCTAGCCCTCTTTGCTACCGCTACTATCATCATTTTTCAGTGATACGGCGGCATAGACGATAGTTGCTACAAGTTCGACCAGAAGTGTTGCGGCTACACCGCACCAGAACGGTGGTATATACATACTAATCACTTTCCTTTCCGTCTTTCTAACTCTGCGCTTCTGTCAAGTATCTTCCGCGCATAGTCGCTTATATATCCGTTTTCTGTTTTCTCTACGGCATCAGATTCGCCGTTGTAAACCATCAGCACCAGTGCCACATCTTCGTACCTGTTAAACAGTTCGTGCAGGTAATTTGCACCGATATGAATGTTATCCGTTTCACTCCAAATATCATCTGCTCCGATTTCTGCCATGCGCCCTGTGTGCCATCTCTCCGAAATCTGCATCAGACCTTTGCAGTCTCCATTTTCAGCGTTTGGATTTCCACTGCTTTCTGCTTCAATCATTGCCATAAGAAGCTCCGGGCAGATATCGTACATTTCCCCATATTCATAACAGGAAACCTGTGCTTCAACGCTAATATGCGTCGGTTCGATTTCTTCCTTTGCCATAACGAGCTGTGACAGGACAAGTGAAGCGGCTAATGCGATTGCTAGCATTTTCAGTTTCTTCATGCCGATACCTCTTCTTTTTCCATCTCGGGCACAACTCCGATTTCTTTCAGACGGTTGTACAGGAACAATCTGCCTTTTTGTGTCCACACGGTCGATAGCTTTGTGCCGGTGGTTCCGTTTGCCTTTTCATAGTCGTAGGTTTTGTTCTGCACGTATCCCTTTCCCTGGTACTCTGCATACAAAATCCACTGTTCTCCGACTTTCCGCTGAATACCTGCCCTGCTCAAAATCCGATTGAATGAAACAGCTGATAAACCGTAGTCCTGCGCAATCTGTGTGACGGTCATGCAGTCGTTTGACGATAAAATCCTGTCTGCATAGTCAGCTTTCGGCGTCAGTTCTGTGATTACCTTATCCATCTGCTGTACAGTGCTTTCTAGTTCTGCATTTTTCGCGCGTTCCGCTTTCAACGCTGTAAAGGCTTGAATTGCCAAATCTGGGTTGGCAATGAGTTCTTCCGTTGCATACATCCCATGTCTGCGGATTGTTGGTAAAACCTCGTCCATTACCCATGATTCAAATTTCTCTGCTGACGGAAGTTTGGATTTCATAATCAGCCTGTACAAATCCCCCTCATTTATGTATGACATTGACTGTACGCCACTAGATGTAGGGGTGTCACGTTTCGTTACTCCCTTGCAGTGGTCGTTTACTGCCTTTCTTGGATTGGTGTATCCAAGTGCTGTTGCAATGTCAGTAGCAACAAAATAAGGTTTTCCGTCAATTTCTGTTGTACGAATGTTTCCGAATACGTCGGAATTAAAAATCTGTAATTCGTTCATGCCTCTCCTTTCCTGCCTGTTGTAGGTTTATATTTATCTCCGATGAATGCATGAGTAATAGCATCTTTGATTACTACATGCTGATTCTCTGCATTTAAAGACTGCTCAATACGTTTCAACGTACCGTCAATACTTTTGAGCGTATTGAGCACTGCTTTTAGTGTTATCAAAACTCCCGTCACTACATCAGCTCCTTTCCTGTTCGGATTCTTTTTCTTTCTTTCCCGCCATGCTCTCTACCATGCCGAGCATATAGCCTTTTTGGAAATCGTTCATTTTTGGGATTGCTTCTTTCAGTTTGCAAATTACAACCTTTTCTGTAGGAATATCCATTTTGGATTTCAATACTTTTTTCTCTGCCTCAATTTCTTTTGCATTGGAAAATTCCATTACCTTTTTAATAGCCGTTTCAAATGATACGTGGAAATATTCTCTTCCATATGCTTGTCTGCAATTCGCATAAGAAAAATAAGAATGTAATTTTTTCTCAATTTCAAACGGATTTTCTAATTTTGGCGAGCAATAATACTGAAACACTTTATATGGAATTTGGTCTTTTCTTCTATCTGGATTTACAGAAACACCTATTTTTACAAAAAGACCGCAATCCATAACATAAATTCTCTTCTTCATAAGCAATGATTCTCCCAAAAGTTAAATGTCTTGAACTTCCAAAGCAAAAAAATATTCCTGTATATCATCCTTAGATAATTCCAGTAATTTAATTGCCTTTAGAATTTCAACCTGCTTCCAAGGTCTTTTTCCTGTCATTTTAAGAGACAGCGTTCTTTCCGAGCAGCCGAACGCTTTGGCAAAGTCCGACTGACTACCGAATTTTTCAACGATTCGACCTCTTAACCTACTGTAATTAAATGCCATTATATACTCTCCTTTCTGAGTTTTAGTTCAGTATCTTGAACTAATTGTATAATAGCACCGTATTATGCACTTGTCAATTAAAAGTTCAATGTTTTTTACTTTTTTAGTTTTATATATTGAACTTAAGTTTGAAATGTGGTATATTCAATATCGAAAGGAGGAAAAAGCACTATGAAAGAAACAACGTCTGACAGGCTCAAACAGATAATGAAAGAAAGAAGGCTGAAACAAGTCGATATCCTCAATTTATCTTTACCGTATTGTAAAAAATATGGCGTGAAAATGAATAAGTCGGATATCAGCCAGTATGTATCTGGTAGGTTTGAACCTAGCCAAGAAAAATTAGTTGTTTTAGGAATGGCATTGAATGTTTCCGAAGCGTGGCTTATGGGATTTGACGTTTCTCCAGCGAGAAAAGATAATTCTAGCGTAGCTGAAAATGATATTGATTTACTTTGGAAATTCTCTCTTCTCGAACAAAGAGACAAAGAGACTATCTTAGATATGATAGACGTTATGCTATCCAAGAAGAAGTGAGGTTATCCCCACTTCTTAAGAAAAAGTTTTATGAATGTATGCAGGTACTCTAAAGTGCCTGCATCATTTATTTTTGAGATCATTTCTGTAATTTCGCTTATGTAATGTTTTTTGGTTCCTCCATCTTCCATATTTTCCCCTTTCACACATTTTGCGTGAGCCTGTTGTCGGGACAAGCCCACGCGCCAGAGATTGATTGCGCCATGCGTACATCTGCAAGGCGTATTTGTACAATAGCACTTCTTTTCAGCAGATTCAAGTGAATTTCATCGACAACTCTTTCGGAAAACTAAGTTGTGGCAAAGTTGTGGGAATTGTGCATATGTTTTCCTTCCTTTCTCTTACTTATGCATCAAATTCCACAAGCCATTTGTTGTCTGTTGCACTGTAAGATACTGCTCTAATATATACCTTACCGTTCATGTCGATATATTTTGAGT